AGTAAGTGAGAGGGATTATTGGCTAGAGGAAAGAGAGGAATCGTGTAATCACACTGTTCCTTATCTTCATTATTCTTCTGATTACGAGACAAGGAATCAAGAAAAGAAAGTCTTGCCTTGGAATGGAATAGGCATGAAAGGTGTGCAAAATATTTCCTCAATGCTCATCACATCTTTGCTTCCAGCAACGACCACTTTCTTTCGTTTTATGATTGACGAAATGGAGATGGCAGATGATGAAAGGAGGTTATTAGAAGGTGGTGCAACACCAGAGGATATAGCGACAAGGAAGACAGAATTAGATTTAGCATTAGCAAGAATGGAGAGGGCAACCCTTCACAGTATTGAGACTTCTAATGATCGACTAGCAATACATGAAGCTTTGCAGCAGTTGATTGTTGGAGGAAACGCTCTTCTTTATGTAGCAGAGGAAGGTGTCAAATGCTTTGGTTTAAATAAATACATCATCAAGAGAGATCCAATGGGTAATCCCCTGTTGGTAGTTCTTTGTGAAAAGATTGGTATTGAAGCACTACCAGAGGAAGCAAGAAAGCTTGTCGATGAACAGGAAACAGATGTAGCTGGAATCATTGAAGGAGATCAAAACACCAAGTACAAAAGGAATGTAGATGTCTATACCAAGATCACATGGGAAAAGAACAGGGTTAGTTGGTATCAAGAAATTAAAAATCAAGAGATCCCCGGAACAAGAGGAACAGCTAATAAGTCAGAAAGTCCTTGGCTACCTTTGCGTATGTATCGGACTCCTGATTCGTACTCACCCTCATATATTCAAGCGACTTGTATTGCTGACTTAAAAACAGCAGAAGCTTTAACGCAAGCTGTTACTGAAGGTGCATTGGTTAGCGCACAGATCAAACATCTAGTTAAGCCATCAGGTGTAGCTAATCCTAAGAAGCTTGCGGAGTCAGCTAATGGTGCATACTTGGCTGGTAATCCTGATGATATTACAACCATCAGTGTCAACAAAGGCGCAGATATGCAGATAGCCCAATCATTACTAACTACTGTTGAGCAAAGGCTTTCACAGAGCTTTATGTTATATCAACCTAGACAAGCGGAGAGGGTTACTGCGGAAGAAACACGAGAATTGAATAATATGTTAGAAAGAAGTTTGGGGTCCGTTTATGGAATATTAGTAACAGAATTAATGCAACCTTTTGTATCAAGAAAATTATTCTTATTAACTAAGAAAGGAAAGATACAAAAACTACCAAATGATTTTGTGAAACCTGTTGTCAGTGTTGGGTATTCCTCTATTGGCAGACAAGCAGATTTAGAGAAGACTGCAAGATTCATGCAGATATTACAGCAGACAATGGGGCCAGAGAGTGTTGCAACTTACGTTCAGCCAAGTGAATTGATTAAGAGATTAGCTAGTGCAATGGGTATGGATCTAAATGGTTTAGTGAAGACTGAACAGCAACTAGCAGAGGAACAACAAGCAGCACAACAACAAGCAATGGTACAACAAGCAATGCAGTCAGGCATGGCTGACCCTCAGAAGTTAGCTAATGCTGCTGCTACGAGTCAGGAAATGGCTCAACCACCTATGGAGGAACAATGACCACTACACCAAACAACCAAACTGATCTATCCGAAATGGTCGCACCGGGCCAAGAGGATCTTATAGATAACTTTGTAAAAGAAGTCGAACAAGAGCAAGAAGGGTTACAAACACCAGAGCAAACGGAACCGCAAGATCAAGAAACATTGCTCGCAGGTAAATACAAAAGCAAAGAGGACTTAGAAGCAGCGTATCTAAATGCACAAAAAAAGATACAGGAACTTAGCGAAGGTAAACAACAAGAAGAGCCTTTGCGCTACACCCCCGAACAAGCGGCTGAGACATACGGAAAAGAGATGGTAGATAAGTTTACTGAGATGGAAGTTGATCTACCAGAGATCATGCTTAAGGCTGATAAAGGAGAAGATATTAGTCAGCATTATTCAAAACTTGCAGAAGGTTTTGGAGTACCAGAGAAAGCAGTTGAGATGTTTGTTCAAAAGAATGGAGGGAAGTTAGCCGAGGCAGAACAACAAGCATCAGTCCAGATGAGTGCAGCAGAAGAAGCTGGGATTATTAATAGTATTGGTGGAGAACAAAGCTTTAATCAGCTTTCAGAATGGATGAGTACCAACCTAAGTCAAAGCGATTTGGATGGATACAACGCTGCTGTGAATACGGGTAATAAGGATATTGCTAACTTTGCTATTACCCAGATGAAGTCAAGGTATGACGCTGCTAATAACAGTGAGCCATCTTTGATTTCAGGAGGAACAAATAAAAGCGCAGATGCCTTTACGTCAGATGCACAAGCAACGGCGGCGATGGGTGCTATTGATAAAGCAACAGGTCAAAGAAGGTATGATGTTGATCCTGCTTATAGAGAATGGGTCAATAAAGCAATGGCTAGATCTAGCGTTTACGGGGTTTAAGGTTATATTAATTGCATGAGTAGTTCTGCACTTGTGTAGTTTATTAAGCCTCCTGCGGGAGATACCTTAATAAATGAAATAAGTAATCAACGCTCGCAACTAGAAAATCAAATGGCTAATGCCAGTTTAGACCGTTTAGGTCAGATTAAAGGCGCAAACGCCGTAGACGCACTTTTTCTTAAATTAGGAATTAGTGAGCTACTTTCAGCGTTTGAGCGAAATTGCGTATTCAAAGGCAAAGTAAAAGAACGTGCCATCAAAGGTGGTAAGTCAGCAGCCTTAATTGGTAGGGCCGTTTGCTGGTAACAGCAGACTGAAAACAGGGTTAACTGCTGGAAGCCCTCTATTTATCGGGTAATCAGCAGCCAAGCTAGGTCACAACCTAGAAGGTTCAGAGACTAGGAAACGAGAGGCAACTCAGTAATTTTCCCACGAACGCCCTGCATCCAGAAATGGATGATTATATAGTCCAAACTGCATCAATAGTAAAGATGTAGAACTGAGAGATAAAGAGCTTTCAGGATAATAAATTGTTCCAGTTAGCGGAAGATCTGCGGCGGCGTATCACGTTCCGGGGCAACCGATCTTAGGGGCAACAAACTCACCCGGAGATCGTAACGAGCAAATTATCAATTTAGATGGGTTGCTTATAGCCGATGAGGTTATATACGACTTAGATAATTTGATGAATTTTTATGAAACCCGGCAAGACGTAACAAATCAGCTCGGTTTAGCTCTCAGTTACGAATGGGACAAGAGAGCAGCTAGGGTTCTTTATGCAGCAGCAAAGACAACAACTGAGCCGCTTGCTAAGACCATCAACGCTAACCGCACAGGTCATTCAGCGACCTTATCTGCTGGTTATGCAGCCGCTACTAAAAACGCCAAGGGTGATGAGCTAATTGAAAAGATTAGTTCTATCAAAGTTGAGATGAAGAAAGCTGATGTTCCAACAGAGAACTTAGCTTGTGTTGTTGGCCCTGATGAATACGATTATCTATTGGATTCAACAAGAGCGATCAACACTGATTTCAACAGTGCTGGTGGTGAGAACGGATCATTTAGCTCAGGCCGTGTTCTACGTGTCAAAGGGATAAATGTATATGAGTCAAATCATGTAACCCAAGCCTCATACACAAATGGCACTTATGACAAGAACACTGCTTATCAGCAGAACTTGGCTAAGAACAAAGCGATCATCTTCCATAAAGATGCGATTGGATGCCTCACATTAAAGAGTCCTTCTCTTCAAGTCACACCGGAAGGATCTTCATTCAACGTCATGTATCAAGCCAGCCTTATGGTTGCTCGCATGGCTATTGGTATGAATGTGCTACGTCCAGAGTGTGCTGGTGTTATTGAAATACCTTAACCACTAAAAACAACAAGCCCCTATTCCCCATCGGTAGGGGCTTTTTTTCTTTTCTTCAGTTAAACTAAGTCTGCATACGTGCAGTTAGTTATGGGATCAGCCAATCAATCTGTCACGCCGGGCAGAACAACACTATTAGAAGCAGTTAATATTTGCCTTCAAAACATAGGTGAACAACCTGTGAACAGTCTTGAGAATGAGCAGATAGCAGAAGCAGCAATGGCTGAAAGAACCATCCTTGAGTTCTTTAAAGAAGGGCAAACTAGAGGGTGGAGCTGGAACACAGAATATGAATATGAATTTACAAAGAATACAGATGATCAGTTTGTCGTACCAAGCAATCTTGTTTCTTTTTCTCCCGATCAATATGAATGGAATGGACGTTTTATTTTAAGAGGACAGAAGGTTTACGACAAAGACGAAAGAACATATACCATTCCTGATACCGTTACAGAAAAGATTAAAGCTGATGTGATTTGGTTCCTTCCTTGGAATGAATGTCCAGAGGCTTATAACAGATGGACAACAATACGATCAGCGAGAGTATTTAGTGATCGAGTTTTAGCTGATGATTCTATTTTTAAATACACTGCTGTAGATGAACAAGCAGCACTTGTTGAACTGCAAAGAGTTGAATTAGATCAAGCACAAGC